AAAATCAAAACATTCAAAGTATTCAAAATGAATTAGAATATGAAGAAATTCAAGATAATATAAAAAATGAAATCATTTCAAATTTCAAAGAGAAAATTTCTCCAATATATACTGAAGTATTAGATATTGAAAATCCGTACTGAATTCAAATTGTACTTTTGGTTTTTGTTTCATAATTCCATAATATTTAAATGCTATAGAAATATAGTTCACTATATAGTAGTCAGATAGAACTTCCAGTCTAGTATCTACTAGCTATCCTAGACACCATGGTGAAAAAGTTCTTTATTTATTTGCATAATTTAAAATTTTTCATTAATTTTGCAAAGTATTAATTATAATAACTACCGAATGAAACATAACATGTTAGACAAGACCATTGGTCCAGAACTTCATAGGATTAAACCTCTTGAAGATTATGATGAGAGGATATTCCAGAAACTTTACAAATTATGTAAACCAGTAATACGTAATATTGTAAAGACAATAGATTGTCGTAGATTTAATGTATCAAGTGATGTAATGGCTTCTTATTTTTGGGATAAGATGTTATTTGTATTTAATAGGTATTATAAACAATGTAATGGTGACTTTGAATTTCTTAAAGCTCATATATTAAAAGGGTTAAACATATATAAGTATCACCTATTACATGATGCTTATACTGAAAGAGCAGAATATTTTCAAAGCTTAACTTCATTAGATACATTATTTGATAATAACAAAGAAGACGTAGAATTTGAAGAAGATAACGGTTACAAAGAAGAACTACTTCAAATACTTTATAATTACATGAGATCACACCTATCTCCAGATGCCATGTTAATATTTGAATGCCTAATGACTCCGACAGAATTCCTATTAGAAAAAACAGAAAATGGTAAACATAGAATAACTAACAAAATGCTAGTTGAGTTTTTCGATTTACCGATGAATCGATATTCTATTACTTATATTGGAGACCTT